CTATTAAACAGTCCTACAAGCCTAGCGGTGTTCTTTGGATTGATGCTTGGAACGCTTCTATCAGACCACAGTATGCAGAGGTAGCATTGATCCTATGGGGTCTAAAGCTATATCAGCAGAACTTTGTTATGGATAGTTTTGATATTGGTCTTATGGCAGTTATTGCTGGCTACTTCTTTGCAGATAGAACTCTAAGACGATTACAAAAATGATCTCCAAGGAAGCAATAGCTCTCATCAAACATTTTGAGGGCTTTCGAGCTAAACCTTACTTGTGTAGTGCTTCAGTACCTACCATTGGGTATGGTTCTACATTTTATAAAGATGGCACTAAGGTAACTCTAAATGACAAAGCAATTGATATTGATACTGGTAATGATTTATTTAACCATTCGCTATCTAGTATCTTCATTCCTTCTGTGTTGCGCCTTTGCCCTGTTCTGGTTAATCACCCAAATAAACTTGGTGCTATTATTAGCTTCACTTACAACCTTGGTGCTGGTAATTTAAGGGTAAGCACACTTAGGCAAAAGATTAACCAAGAGAAGTGGGATGAGGCTGCCGATCAGTTATTGAGGTGGAATATGGCTGGTGGAAAAGTCAGTAATGGGTTAAAAAGGCGCAGAGAGGCTGAGAGAGTCTTGTTCTTGTCATAAAACTATAGGATACTATGCAGATGAAATTAGTCACTCCACAAACTGTTCAAGCAGTATATGAGATGTTAATTTGTCTGCCACCATTCAATCGGTGGAATCTACCACCATCTAAACAAGTAGGATTTGAAGTTCATAAAGATCCTACCTGCTTGGGTGAATACGAGCCAGAACCCCATGTCATCAGGATTTCTGAGGCAAAGAATGGGCATCTGGATACTGTTGTAAAAACTGTAGCCCATGAGATTATTCATATGAGGCTATACCTAAAGGGTAATAAAAACTGGGACAAGCATGATGCTACCTTTAATCAGCTATCCCATAAAATTGCTGTTACTTTAGGATTTGACCCCAAGGAACTTTAATGCCACAACAACCCTGTAGCGACCAAGAATTTATCGAGCTTTGGAAACAAATAGAATCACCAACTGGGGTGGCTAAAGCTCTAGGTATTGATGCTAGAAATGTTATGAGGCGCAGGAATTATTTAGAGGGTAAATACAATATCACTCTAGCGACCAATAACCCTAGCAAAAAAGTCATAAATTTTGATAGAGAGACAGCAAAACAAAAGCTGTCTGAAAGACTAGAGGAAACTAGGCACTCTGTCCGCAGAGGAACAGTCATTGAGAATGGCACAGTCGTAGTGTTCTCGGATGCTCACTTTTACCCAGAGGACTACAGCACAGCCTTTAGAGCATTGCTGACATTCATTAAAGCCCATAAGCCAGAAGTTATTATTAACAATGGTGATGCCTTTGATGGCGCATCTATTAGCCGACATCCTAGAATTGGCTGGGACTCAAAGCCTTCTGTCATTGAAGAACTAAAAGCAGTCCAAGACCATCTCGGAGCTATCGAAGAAGCCTCAGTTCACAAGTCTAATCTTATCTGGACTCTAGGTAACCATGATGCTCGATTCGAGAACTTCCTAGCAGCCCAAGCTCCACAGTATGAAGGAGTCCAAGGATTTACCCTTAAAGATCATTTTCCGCTATGGCAACCTTGTTGGTCATTCTGGATCAATGAGGATACTGTGATTAAACACAGGTGGAAGGGTGGTCGCTATGCAGGATCAAACAATACGACCTTTGCAGGAACTTCTATTGTCACAGGTCATACTCACCAGTTAAAGGTAGAGCCATTCACAGACTACAAGGGAACTCGCTATGGTGTGCAGACAGGCTGCCTAGCTAACCCAATGGGTGACCAGTTCTCTGACTATACCGAGGACAACCCCAAAGACTGGAGAAGCGGATTTGCAGTTCTAACCTTTGTTGATGGCAAGTTGTTGCCACCTGAGTTAGTGCAAGTCTGGAATGAAGATAAAGGTGAGGTTACTTTCCGAGGAAAGATTTGGACTGTCTAGGTAAAAACACTAATAATACCTACCAAATATATAAGAACTGCTACAAGCTCCACCAAGAGCAAAGCATTGTCTCTGTATAGGTAGCCTTGGACTGTCCACAGAAAACTGCCTACAAGCCCAAATAATAGGTTTAAAGGGTATATATTGAGACTAGTCAGGGCTATACCTATTAAACACAGTATAGTTCCTGACCATCTAATCATTTTTGGTTAGCCAAATACTCAGCCATAGTCTTTCTAATGGCTTCTCTGATTACTGCTAGTTCTTCTTCTGACAAGGTAAAGTCTTTTTCTAAATTCATTTCTTTTTAGCCTTTTTAACTGGTTCTTTAAGTTTTACATAGATTGAGCATAGATTGTGAACTTTGTCATCCATTTTGGACTCTATATCGTTAAGGATGTCTGAGGCAGCCCACAATGCGCCAGAGTCATCACCTAAAGTTCTTTCTGCGCAGATGGCGATTATAGACTGACAGCTATTTATTTTGCAGACTAACTGCTCAATTTCATTGATTTGACTCCAAAAGTCTTTCATTAGTTCTTCATTCATTCCTTGATCCTTTCAATTAAGGCTAGGTATCCAACAGAATCCACCAAGCTATCCCTATGGTCTGGCTGGTTCTTTAGCCTAGCTATCTTCAATAAAACCATCATTGTTGCGACATCCTGTGCAGTCACTTCTTTGTCCAAATAAATGCTCCACAACTTAGCAATGTTAAGAAGGTTCTTGGCTGGATGTCCATAAGTTTTTTCCCTATCACCATAGATTATTGACTCTGCTTCTTCTAATATGTTCATCTTCTAAATAATTCCCTAAGTAAAAGTTCTGCCTCAATCACAGTATCTCGGTGTTGTTTTTTTACAACAAAACTGCCATTAGGCATCCTTGCTTGCAAAAGTTCATACAGTCTATCTGCCAAATCTATAGGATCTGTAATCATGGGAGTAACCTCTTGCAACTGTATGGAGTCATTCCTATACGAAACATTCCCATAATCGAGCAGTCTTGAGCAATTGTGTAGTAAGCACCAATGCCACCAAAAGTATTCCCAATAACAAAGATAAGAACCAAGCCAACTAAATTCTTTCTGATCTTCTCAATCCATTCTTTAATCATTTAAACCTCTGCTATAGGGTTAAAAAGCCAATGAGCTGCATAATCTGGTCTAACTGTAACCTTTGGTATTCTTCTCAATGGTTCTCTTGTCTTGAGCTTATATCGTCTGTTGTATTCTTGTTGGCTATATGGCAATGGCTTTTCTGCATCTGGTAGATTGCCAGTTTTGTAATAAACAGTATAAGCACCTGCCTCGCTTCTAGTGTAGTGATCGATATAGACCATCTTTTTAAAGCGCATTTCTGTCAAATACTTAGAGAATGTCTTAAGGCTCAAATTAACTGAGTCTGCCATCTGGTGACAGTTCATGGGTTCTTTTTGCATCCTGAGTAATAAATACTGGATGCGCTTTTGTTTCATCTCTCTCTGACTCATATAAACCTTTCAAAACTGGGCTACTAACTGCCATATCAGCTTTCACCCATTGTTAGTTAGAAACAGGTGGTATTACAGCTACCGTAGTGGCAGCAGGTAGTGCAAGTAACAAACTTACCACCAGAGTTGATTGTGTGTGTTGTGCAGTTAGCATATACAACTGTCGCTGTCATTGCCAACAAAACACCTGCGATAATCTTTTTCATAATTACTCCTTAAAATGGGATGTCTGACTCTAAATCAGCTACAGGAGCTGCTGAAGGGTTTTGACCAACTTCTCGCTTCTCTAGATCTGCAAAGTAAATCCAACCATCAAAAGGCACAGGCAAAGATTCAATCTTTAGCATCTCACCTTTTTGAGTTTCCAATAAAACACCTACATTGACATAGCGAGTTTTTTCTTCACCTTGCTTGTTTGTGTAAGTACCTGCTTTAGCTTTTAGTTGTTTCTTGACTGCCATCTTTTAAACCTTTCAATTTAGTTACTGTTTCTTCTACTTCATCTAAAAATGCTACTACTTCTTCTTCGAGCTTTGCAATATATTCATCATCTCGATTTACTCGGACAACAAACAACTGCAAATCCTCTGGAAGCCTTGGGTCAAAAGATACAAAATCACACCATTGGCGGTTCATCACAGCCATCTGAGTTTGCATCTGAGGAATATACTTTGTCGGTGCTTTACCACTCAGTAGAGTAGAAAGATGAGTTTTCGAATTAGGACACTTAATTTCGATAAGCCCATCCTCTCCAATAACACCATCAGGAGAGCAACCAAAATTAGCAATGGTAGGATGGTCAATAAACCCCAGCTCATCCACAAGAGTAGATGACTGAGCTTCATAAGCCATTCTCGCTTGAGGTTCTGTATCTGTTCCCCATTGCATAGCTTCATTCTGGTAGAACTCCTGTTGCTTGCCAGTAAGTCTTTCGAGAACTAGGTCTGTCAAGTAATCTGATCTAGTGGCTGAATCCTTCTTAGCCAAGACAGCAGATACCTTACTAGCGGTTACTTTGCCAAGTCTGGCTGCATACCATTCTTCACTTTTTTGAATCATTTTATGCGAATTGTCCATAAAACCTTTTCCTTGCTTCTAAATAAACACTATGAGCTTCTTCTAAAAATTCATAAGTTCCCAAATGAATTTGATTATTATTAACTGCAATTCTTGCTACAAATTTACCGCTTGGTGATTTTCTAATACCCATTGGCAAGTTAGTAGCTCTTTTTCTTGTTTTATGATTCCAAGCATTTTCAGTTACTGTTGCTTCTCTTAAATTTTCAATTTTGTCATTTAAAGAGTTTCCGTCAATATGGTCTACACAAGGAGATGGTTTAAATTTATTGGCAATAAAAAAAATTATATGCCCTCTTTTTACTTTCATTCCATCAATTGAAACAGTCCAATATTTTTTCTTGGAGTGATTTTCTTGAGCATTTCCAGCTTCTTTGCCAATTAAATTATTGTGGTATTTTGATGGATTTTTCCAATACAATTTTCCTTCTTTTACATCTATATCAAAAAGATGTAATAAAAAATCACTATTGAATATATAATCTCGTTTAGCCATCTTGTATCCCCTTGCATGGTGGTTAGAATTGCCTAGGTAAGTTGGTAGCTTCCTAGGCTTTTCGCTATTATAAATCTAGAATTTATAAAAGTCCATTACCTATCTCCTAACCAAAGGATGAGGGCTACAAGCCCTATCCCAATCAATAAACCAAACAATAGGACAACTATGATGGTAAGCATTATTTTACCTCTGACATCTCTTTAAGAACAAGAGATAAATCATCTGCATACTTGCTACAGTTCTTAGCGGTCTTGATTGCGCTAGACCAGTCACCTGCTAGACAGTAGTGGTGCAATACCTTTACTTCTGCCATTAGGTCGATCCAAATGCCTGAGTAGTCCTTGTTTTCATCCATCTTCATTGCTCGTTTCTCCATGCTAAGTGTTTATAAAGCTGCCATTTCTCTTGAAATCTTTTATCTTCTGAAGGTGGCTCAAAGCCAAGTCTTTTGAAGGTTTCAGCAATATTTGTCTTTGCTGCTGGGATGTATGGTTTATCAATATTGTCTAAGTGGTTCATTGTTCTCTCGCTTTCATCATTGCATCAGCTATTTGATAAGATATGTTTGCAATTCTTCCGTTATCAGCGACATGGTAAGTAGGCTCTCCAAGTCCTAATGATGGGGATTTATATGTCGTTGAATCAATCAATGCTTGCATAGCTTTAGCAGCAAAGTAATCTCTTAAGTCCATTCCGTCATTTCTTAATGGATACTCTGCTGAGTTAGGAAAGGCTTTCATGATAACTGTGCCTTTCTATCTTCTTTAGCCTTATTGATTCTGACTAGAGCTGCCTTGTCTTTGCTTGCAACCTTGTATCCATGAGCAAAGTTCTTCTTGAGTTCATCCATATCCTTTGACAAGATAATCATTTCTTCTAGCTCTGTGACATCTATAGGCTCTTGTTCAGATTCAGGAAGGTCAGAGCCACTATAAATATAAAGACCTAATCCAAACATTGCTAGGTTTTTAACTAAGCATCTCATAACTGTTTTATTTACATCAAACATAGTAAATGCTTCAACTTCTTTTGTTCCATATTTAGTTTTATATTGGTATGGAGCATCTTTCATTGCTTTATTAGCACCATCCATTACTGGAAGCCACATCTCATAAGTAAGACCTTCTGCGGTTACTTTTGTGTAAACCATAGCTCCAGCATGGCTTTGAAAGTAAGGCAAGCCATTTACATCTTTAACAATCTCATAAGTTGCATCTGGATAAACCTTTTTAAATTCATCCCAAGCATAAGACCAAGAAAGATAGCTTAGTCCATTCTTTTGCTCTACATATTTAGAAACATCTAATTTTCTTAGTTCTGCATATTTACTCATTTATTTCTCCTAAAAAACTTATTAACAAAACTGCGCCAACAAAAATATAGAGCTGTAGACTTACACAATCCTGACATCCGTAGTCTGCGGTATTTAGTAATCATTTCAATACCTCTGCTGATTTAATCTTTCCTGTTTCGCCATCAAATGCCACAATTATTAACTGTGTGCCTTCTGCCACAGGAACATTAGAAACATCTGAAAACCTTAATCCAGCAAGAGGATGTCCTTCCAACATAAAGTGTTTTTTTACATCAGGCTTTGGTTCAGGTTTGATGCGGTATTCATACCAAGTTTCAGTCCACTTATTGTCAAAATTTTCCCAAACTCCATGTGGTGTTTTTTGTTCAATCTCGGCACCATCAGCCCATGCTTTGATTAGTTCTGCGTGTTTATGTGGTTTCATCTCTCATCCCATTGAGTTCTTAAGTCCATCTCATAGTTAGCCCTATCATTGGCATAACCTTCCATGACTTCTACTGTGTGATTCCAGACCCATCTGCCCAGAGTCTCAAAGTCTCTGTTCTCTAGCAGTTCTTGTAGTCTTTCACCTTGTTCTTTGCTGGTCTGTTCCATAGCTTCTAGGAAGTTATTAACCTTGCATGGGTTATATTCATCAGCCATAAAGTCATCAACTAGTTCTTCAAAAGTCATCATCTTCTCCTTAAATAAACAAAGCAAACATTGAACCGATAATTGCGCCTAAAACTGCTGCACCTAAAATATCTAACTTAGTAACTTTCATGGCTGCTCCTTATTTCTTTACCCAAACTGTGCGATATGTATTAGCTAAACAAGTAGCTCCTACACTAATGCGAACCTGTTTTTTTGTTTCATTTCTTTTTGCAATTCTGTTGGCATCTTTGATAGAAGCATGAAGAACAATATCTTCCATTGAACACTCAACACCATCAATAAAAAAAGACCATCCAGAATCTTCATGGGCTTCAATTTCATTAACTAAATCTAATACATCTAAAAATGATGTTGCTCTAAAAGACTGTGACCTGCCATCTGTATTTTTGAACTCGTATTTCATAAAAACTCCTTAAACAATTAAACTTCAGTAATAGTTAATTTAGTCCTTGAAACTTACAGAATACTTACAATAATGCTTACAATTTAAAATAATTAGTAAGGAAAACCCTAATGCGAGCAAAAAGAGTTGATATTAACCAGAAAGCCATAGTCGAACACCTAAGAGCTATGGGAATGTCTGTATTCCACCTGCACGAAGTCGGCAAGGGCTGTCCAGATCTTTTGTGTGGTATGAATGGTCAGACCTACCTTATCGAAGTCAAGCGAGATGACAAAGCATCATTTACCCCTGCGCAGCTAGAGTTTCAAAGGAGTTGGCAAGGTTCTCCAGTAATCAGAATAAATAATCCACAAGAGGCTATTGATTTTGTAAAAAATATGGTTTAATCTAATTACTGGCTAGAGTAGCTCTCGAAAAGTGGACTTCATCACACCACCTGCCAGTTCCCTAATTGTGATGCTCTGCTGATGAGGAAGATATGCAAAAAACTGATATATGGATGCCCTTGTATATAGGGGACTACTTAGCCGATACATCTAGGCTTACTACAGAACAGCATGGAGCTTATCTATTACTGCTAATGGATTATTGGCGGTCTGGTAGGCTTCCTGATAATGACCAAGTTCTAGCTCAAATTACGAAGCTATCTCCTGATGCTTGGAGCAATGCTAGAGCAATGCTAGAGCAATTCTTTAGCATAGAAGGTGGATCTTGGATTCATAAGCGAGTAGAGCAAGAATTAGCTCAAGCTGTGGATAACAAGGCTAAAAACCACCAAAGAGCTGTTGATGCTGCTAATGCTAGGTGGAAAAAACAAGAAAATAATGCTACAAGCAATGCTAATAGCAATGCACAAGCAATGCTTAAGCAATGCCCATCACCTTCACCTTCACCTTCAATAAAAAAAGATATATATATACCTTTAGATGTTGATGCTAATGATTTTAAAGAATGGATGAAGATTAGAAAAAAGCATAAAAAGGATTGGTCTGAAAGAATTGAAAAACGGATTCGAGAAGAAGGTAAAAAGTTAGGATGGTCTTTGCAACAAGTTGCTTTAAAGTGCATTGAGAAACAATGGGCTAACTTTGAAGCTGAGTGGGTAAAAGATAAGCCACCTGTTTACAAAGAAAATGGCAATGCAGCTTTTGCTAGATTAGCTTTTGGTTTAGGAGATGATAATGTCAAACAGATTGCCTGATTCATGGATTGTTAAGATATTCAACACTATGCAAGCCCATTATGGGACTAGGTGGATGAATATGTGGAAGCTAGGTGAAATATTGCCTAATGGTCTTGATGCTGGAATGGCTAATGCTATGGACACTTGGGCTATCAAACTAGCTCCTTATGAGCAGAAGCCTGATGCTTTAAAGAAGGTTTTGGCTAATCTGCCACCAGAGCCACCAAGTCTGCCACAGTTCATGGAGTTGCTAAAGAATTGCTATGTTCCTACAGTTTTAGCTCTTGGTGATGAATTGACTCAAGAGCAGAAAGATAAGAACAAGGCAAGAATCCAAGAGATACTTAAGAATGTCTGCAAACGAGCATGAAGAACACAGGAAACAATGCGAAGCTAGATTTGCTCTCAATATGCCTTTACGAGCCAGAAGATTGTATCTGGCAGATGTTGAAAGCAAGAGAGGAAAACCAGCTAGACTTGAACTTGAATCGGAGATGATTACACAATGGACAAAGAACAAATCAACCAAAGCATGACAACTATAGACCCTAATAAGG